ACGAATGCTAGTTTACAAACTGTCATTAAAGTTCCTACCAATAAAGGAGCAACAGCTACAAACAATGATGTATCATTGAATGATTTGTCCGCAAATACAGTATATGATTTAAGTGTTAACATTGTAGGTAAATATAGAGATTTAAGTAATGCGGAATTAGATGTTAGTGGAGTTACTAGACCTAGTGATTTTATTTTTACTGATGTTAGTCAAAATATTACAGATACAAGCTCAAGCACTTTAGTCATGAAAATATTTAATAGCCAAAACGCTACTTCTTTAGATATTAGTGGTTATACTATTGACATTAGTGGAACAAATGGCGCAAATGCTAGTTTACAAACAATAATAAAGGTGCCAACCAACAAAGGTCCAGATGCTACCAACAATGATGTATCCTTAAATGATTTATCGGATAATACACTTTATGATTTAAGTGTTAACATTGTGGGTAAATATCGAGATTTAAGTAATGCGGAATTAGATGTTAGTGGAGTTACTAGACCTAGTGATTTTACGAGAACAGATATTAGTCAAAATATTGGAGATACAAGTTCAAATGCTTTAGTTATGAAAATATTTAATTCACAAGGCGTGGGTTCATTAGATATTAGTGGATATACTATAGATGTTAGTGGTAATAATGGTGCTAATGCTAGTTTACAAACTGTCATTAAAGTTCCTACCAATAAAGGAGCAACAGCTACAAACAATGATGTATCATTAAATGATTTATCCGCAAATACAGTATATGATTTAAGTGTTAATATTGTAGGTAAATATCGAGATTTAAGTAATGCGGAATTAGATGTTAGTGGAGTTACAAGACCTAGTGATTTTGCTACATCAGATATTAGTCAAAACATTACGGATACAAGTTCAAGCACTATTGTAATGAAAATATTTAATTCACAAAATCCTACTTCTTTGGATATTAGTGGTTATGAAGTGAAATATGTTGCAAGTTTTGGTAATAATACAGTTTATTCAGGACAAGCAAATTTAAGAAATACAAATCAAATATATGAAGAAGGAAATGTTTTTCCCTCATTAGGAAATGAAACTTTTTTTCAAACCGGATTTAGCGTCGGAGATACAGTAATAGTTGGTCCATATTTAAATAGTGAAAATCAAAGTGTGACTCTTACAACAACTATATCTAATATTAGTACAAGAGGTGGGGGACTAGTCAATTGGTATATGGGCTTAACAGATAATTTATTTAGCGACGGAGCAACAACAAGAACTTCACAAACAATAAAACTTAGTAAAACTGTATTGAATACAGGAACTATAATTAAAACAGCAACAAATAAATCACCAAACGCAACAAATAATGATGTTAGTTTAAATGATTTATCAGAAAATACAGTATATGATTTAAGTATTAATATAATAGGTAAATTTTTAGATATAAGTAATGCTTATTTGGATTTATCAGGAACAACAAGACCAAGTGATTTTGTAGCAGCAGATGTTAGTCAAAATATTGGAGATACTAGTTCAAATACATTAATGTTAAATATTAATAATTCACAATTATCTGGAACTTTAGATATAAGTGGTTATACCATTGACGTTAGTGGAACAAATGGAGTGAATGCATCGACACAAACAGTCGTCATAACTCCGACTGATAAAACATCAAACGCTTTGAATACAGATGTATCATTGAATGATTTATCAGCTAATACATATTATGATTTAAGTGTAAATATAGTTGGAAAATATCATGATTTAAGTAATGCGAAAATAGCCGCTTCTGGAACAACCAGACCAACGGATTTCTTGACAAATGGGACAGATGTATCGCAAAATTTTGGAACTAGTTATAATGATCTTTCTACAAATCAAATAATGATGAGTGTAATTCATAAAGACGTCGCAACATCTTTAGATATTAGTGGTTATACCGTTAAATATTCAGTAAATGGAAGCAATAATGATACTGGAACATTTACAAAAACAGCAACCAATAAAGGCGCAAATAGTTCGAATAATGATATATCATTAAACGGATTAAACCATCCAAATGCTGTATATGATATGAGTGTTTGTTTATTTAATACAAAAGATATGAGCAATACATTTATAGATATCAGTGGATTAACTAAACCTAGAGATTTTAGTGCTAATGATGTAAGTAATAATGCTCCTGCTACAACAGCAACATTAATTGTAATAAATGTTAATAATAGACAAGATGCAAATACAGTAGATATTAGTGAAGTCATTATTACACCAGAAACAGGGAGTGTCATTAAGAAAGCGTTAACCGATTCATCTTCTGATGCCGTTAATAGAGATATTTCATTTGCTGCTTCTCTTTTATCTGGTGAGGCAAACAATACAGTAAATTTTGACGTACATTTGGTAAATATTTATGATATGAGTAATTCAAAAGTTACTCTGACGGGCATTAATATTAGACCCAGTGATTTTTCTAATAATGATATTAGTCAAAATTTAACAGATACTTCAAGTAGCACGATTGTAATGAAAATAGATAATTCACAATTAGCAGATACATTAGATATCAGTGGATATGAAATTGACGTTAGTGGAACTAATGGGGCAAATGCTAGTTTACAAACTATAATAAAAAAACCAACAGATGCTAGTTGTAATGCTGTAAATAACGATGTATCACTGAATGATTTATCAGCAAATACTTTATATGATTTAAGCGTTAATTTGTTTAATGTAAATGATGTAAGTAATTCAGAATTTGATATAAGTGCGGTTACTCGACCTAGTGATTTTGCAAGAACGGACATTAGTCAAAATATTGGAGATACAAGTTCGAATGCTTTAGTTATGAAAATATTTAATTCACAGGGTGCTGGTTCATTAGACATAAGTGGATACAGTATTGATATAAGCGGAACAAATGGTACGAATGCTAGTTTACAAACAATATTTCATGTGCCAACCGATAAAGGCGCTACTGCTACCAACAATGATGTATCATTAAATGATTTATCAGCAAATACATTATATGATTTAAGCGTAAATATTGTTGGAAAATATCTTGATTTAAGTAATGCTGAATTGGATGTTAGTGGTGTTACTAGACCAACCGATTTTATACCAGCAGATATTAGTCAAAATATTGGAGATACAACAACAACAAAATTAGTAATGAAAATATATAATCATCAGATAGCAGGTTCTTTGGACATCAGTGGTTATACATTCGACGTTAGTGGATCTAATGGAGCAAATGCTTCATCGCAAACAATCGTTAAGGGTGCTACAAATGAGGCGGCAGAAGCAACAAACAATGATGTATCATTGAATGATTTATCTGCTAATACTCGTTATGATTTAAGTGTAAATCAATTCAATATTTATGATATTAGTAATGCGAAAATAGCAGAATATGGTGTTACTAGACCGACGGATTTTATTGCCGCAGATATTAGTCAAAATATCGGAGATTCAACAACAACAAAATTAGTAATGAAAATTTATCATCATCAAATAGCCGGTTCTTTGGATATAAGTGGTTATACGTTTGATGTTAGTGGAACCAATGGAGCAAATGCTTCATTGCAAACTATCGTTAAAGATGCAGTAATTGAGACTGCCGAAGGAACAAACAATGATGTATCATTGAATGATTTGTCCGCAAATACTCGATATGATTTAAGTGTTAATCAATTCAATATTTATGATATGAGCAATGCGAAAATAGCAGAGTATGCTGTAACAAGACCTACTAATTTTATAGCGGCAGATATTAGTCAAAATTTAACTGATACAACAGCAACAAAATTAGTAATGAAAGTGTTGCACCATCAAGTAGCCGGTTCATTGGATATTAGTGGTTATACATTCGACGTTAGTGGAAATAATGGTGCGAATGCTTCATTACAAACTATCGTTAAAGATGCTACCAATGAAGGTCCAACAGATACAAATAATGACGTTTCATTGAACGATTTATCGGCAAATACAACATATGATTTAAGTGTAAATCAATTCAATATTTATGATATGAGTAATGCAAAATTAGATATTAGTGGCACAACAAGACCTAGTGATTTTGTAGCAACTGATGTTAGTCAAAATATGTTAGATTCGAGTTCGAATGCTATTGTATTGAATGTTCTTAATTCGCAAATAGCGGGAACATTAGATATTAGTGGTTATGAAGTTGATTATAGTGGGAACAACGGAGCATCGTCAGGAACTATTATAAAAACTGCTATAAATAAAGGACCTGATAGTTCTAATAATGATGTATCATTGAATAGTTTATTGGCAAATACTTTATATGATTTGAGCATTAATTTGATAGGTTCTGTTCATGACTTAAGTAATTCAATATTAGCTTTACAGGGAGCAACAGCACCAACCGCATTCACTGCTGCCGATGCAACTCAAAATCGAGGTAGTGATTATAGTGATAATCAGGTAATTTTAACAATTCAACACAAAGATTCTGCTGGAACATTAGATATGAGCGCTATTACGATATTATTTAGCGGTGATATTAGTGGAACAGAACATACAGATACAATAACAAAAATTCCTGAAAATGTTGGACCCAATGCATCTAATAATGATGTTTCATTAAATGATTTATCGGGGAATATGAAATATGATTTGAGTGTTAATTTAGTCAATACCCAAAATATTGACGGAGACAAAATAGGATTAAGTGTTTACACCAGACCTGTTGCTATTACAAATGCGAATGTATCCCAAAATGTCACAGATTCAAGCTCAAATGCTATTGTATTTAATTGGACAAAAGGACAATTGCAGGGAACAGCGGATATTAGTGGATTCATTTTTGATATTAGTGGATATAAATCGGATGGTTCATTTTACAATGGTGGAATAGTTTATAAATCCGCTTCAAATACGGATGCTAGTGGTTCATTAACAGATATCTCTATTAATAGTTTAGTAGCAAATACACGTTATGACTTTAGTGCGAATCAGTTTAATATTCATGATATGAGTCAAGTGAATATGTTGGATATTAGCGGCACAACAAAACCAACTACATCGACAACAACTGATGTATCGCAAAATACATCATCTTATTCAACTAGTAGTGCTGTATTAGAAATAAACAACAATCAACCTGCTTTATCATTAGATATTAGCGGATATTATTTAAAATACAATAATAATTTAAGTTTAGTAAGTGATACATTGGATAACAGTGGAATAAAACAATACATCAATGCAACAAATGATGGACCTACGGAATCAAATAGTTATACATTAACCGATTTATTCTCTAATTCCAAATATGATTGTAGTTTTAATATATTGAATGTAAACGATATTAGTAGTGAAAATTTAAACATAGTATTGTTAACAAAACCAGTTGATTTAGTTAGTAATGATGTAAGTCAAAACTTGACAGATACAACAAACACTACTTTAATGATGAATGTAAATCTGGGGCAATTACAAACAACATTAGATATTAGTAAAATTGTTTTTGATTTTAGTGGAAATAATGGAGCAAATTCATCAACCGGAATAAAAGAAATTACACCTTCTACGGCAACTGCTCATTCTGTAAATACAGATGTTGGTTTACTCGACCTTTCTGCAAATACAACTTATGATTTAAGTGCTCATTTAATAAATACTGAAGACATGAGCAACAATAAAATAGCTGCTACAGGAACAACAAGACCTAGTAATTTTTCAGCAGGAAATGTATCACAAACAGCAACATATGCTACAGATACTATTTTGCTTACTGTAGCCAACTCTCAAACGGCACAAACCTTAGACATTAGCGGATACAATACAAGGAGTAAAATAGTCGGAACAAGTGATATAAGTAGTGTAGTTCATACAGCTACTAATAAAGGACCAACGGATTCAAATACAGATGTTAGTTTGGGTGATTTATCCGCTAATTATGCTTATGATTTAAGTTTATCATTATTTAATACAGTGAATGATTTGAGTAATAGTTATATTGGTATTATAGGATATACCAATCCTAGTGATTTTGCTTCTGCTGATGTATCACAAAATATTGGAGCATCTACAACAACTGTAGTAAAATTAAAATTTGATAATTCACAAATTAGTGGAAGTGCTGATATTAGTGGTTATGATATCGATATAAGTGCTGGTTCTGGATGGGTGACAAATAGAGCTTTAGATTCTGCTACTAATACAGGTCCAACAGATTCTAATTCAATAAGCATAGGTTCATTAACAGCAAATTCATTGTATGATGTAAGTGTAAATATGTTTAATACACATGGTTATAGCAACAGTAAAATGAAACGACAAATACATACAGCTCCAGCTAATTTTGGAAATTCAGATGTAGCGCAAATTTTACATAGTAGTGGAACAGACTATGCTAATACAGCAGTAGATACTATTAAGGTTTCATTAACAAATCCTAACGTTGGCACTACCATTCATGATATTAGTGGTTATTTATATGAATATACCTTAGATGGTGCTAATACTGATACAGGAAGTGGTGAACACGCTGCCGTAAATGGTGGCAAAAATGAAACAAATACTGATCTTAGTATTACAGGATTAACGCATCCTAATGGTGCATATGATATTAGTTTTCAATCGGTTAGTTCTTTTACAACAGGAAATGATTTATCTGGAAACAAAAAAATGGTTACTATGTATACTAGACCAAGTAATTTTGCTAATGCGGATATATCACAAAATGCTTCTACCACCACCACTAGTGCGGTTGGTGTATTTGTAAATAATTCACAGGATGCTAACACTGCCACCATAAGTAAATATTATTTTGAAATAACTAGTTCTGGTCATACACCAGATTATGAAATTACACCAAGTGATACCACTTCAAATGGTCATAGTAGTGTTGTAGTAGGAACATCACCACCATTAGTATCAAATAAAACCTATACATTAAATCATTTATATCTAGAAAACGAACACGGTTTACGAAATGACAACTTAACAACAGGTAGTTTTACAACATTGCCTGTAGCTCCTGTTTTATCAGTAAGTTCGACAGCAAATACTACAACTACAGTTAATTTTGATGTAGCTAATACGAATGCCAATGGTTCGCTGGCAATAAGCACATATAAAATAACCCATAGTCCAGATGCCAATGAATCACAACCTGTATCAAAAACACCCGCTAATACAGCAGCAGATGCTACAGGCGTTGATACTCAACTAGCAGATTTATCAGCCAATAGAACATATGCAATTACAGTTAAAAATGCAAATAGTGCTAGTATGGAAAGTGCTTCTTCTAATAGTGTCAATGAAACAACTCTACCTTTAGCGCCAACATTATCAGCAAGTTCAACAGCAAGCACAACTACCACAGTTAATTTTGACGTAGCAAATAGTAATGAAAATGGTTCTCTAGCAATAAGTGGATATAAAGTAACTCATAGCCCTACAAACAGTGTCAGTCAGCCGGTAGCAAAAACACCGTCTAATACAGCAGCAGATGCAACGGGTGTAGATACTTCATTAACAGGATTAGCAGCAAATACAACATATACTATAACTTGTGTTAATGTTGGAACTGGGGGAGATAGTGCTTCTTCGGGTAGCACTACTGCTACTACATTACCAGTAGCGCCATCATTATCTGCTAGTGGAACTGCTAACACTACAACATCCGCTAATATTTTAATTTCAAATAATAATACAGCAAGCACATTAACTATCGATAATTATAAAATATTTTTAGGAGGAGCAGAACATAAAACACAAGCAGCAGGTGCTACAGCTTCAAATGCTACAAATACTGATACTGCTATTGGTGATTTATCGGCAAATACAACATATGCAATTACCATTAAAAATATAAATAGTGCTAGTAAAGAAAGTGCTGCATCAAGCAGTATAAATGAAACAACCTTGGCAAATGCTCCAACAGTAGCAGACAGTTCTACAGCAAATACAACATCATCTATAAATATAAATATAGCAAATAATAATCCTAATGGTTCTTTAGCCATTACAAAAAATGTTGTTAGTTATACACCGTCTGGTGGTTCAGAAAGCGAAGTAGATAAAAATTCTAATTCAGCGGGTGATGCTACGAGTGATACTCAAATTGCTAGTTTGGCATCAAATACGCAATATAGTGTTAAGGCTAAAAATGTAGCTGTTGGCGGAACAACCGGTTATTCAAGTGCTAGAACAGAATATACAGCACCTGCCGCACCAACAATTGCAACAACGTCAACCGTTTCAACTTCGGGATTAACATTTACTTCCACGAATAATAATTCTGTTGGAACAGCAACTATTGACACATTTAAAGTAAGTCATACACCATCAGGCGGTTCGACAACTACTACTTCAAAAACTCCAACCAATACAGCAGCAAATGCTACCGCACAAAATGTATCTTTATCAAGTTTAGCGGCAAATACACAATACACTATTACAAATGTAAATTCAAATGCTGGGACAGATAGTGCTGCCTCTAGTTCTATCAATATGTCTACATTACCAAATGCTCCTACTTTTAGTGAATCCTCAAAAACAACAAATTCAATTACAATAAGTATCAATAATAATAATCCAAATGGTTCATTAAATATTTCAAGATATGATATAAATGTTGATGGAAACAGTCAATATGGTACTGTAAATTTAGCTTCTGATGCGACTGGTAATTCATATGTAATTAACTCTTTATCAGCAGGAACAGCATATGCTATAAAAGTAGCAGTAAGAAATTCAAATAATGGCGATAGCGCTTATTCTGCAACAACAAATATTACAACCGACAGTGAATAAATTTAAAAATAATATAATTACTTAAAATTAAATAAATAATTATATTATAATGAGTTTGCAGGGAACGATTGTACCAAAATCATCGGTAAATAGACAATTACAAAGAACTAATATGTTAATTAATTCAAGACAACGCCCACAACACGTTAGAAGTAAAAAACATACAAAAGGTATTGTGAATAAATTGGAAAAAGAAACACAATCCATATCTTTACATATAAATAGTGTTTTTAGAGATGATTATTATAATGAATCGCCTACTAATTATACTTATACATTACCTGTAAATGTGGAAAATGTTTTATCTGCACGATTAACCTCTGTGAATTTACCAAATACTTGGTATTTATTTGAAGCAGAAAAAGGAAATAATATATTTTTTGTAGAATTATTTGAAGTAAATCGAACTAGTAGAAAACGTGTCATGGCTGCTGGGGATGGGGGCGATGAAGTTCCCGATTCAAGATATATTCATGAAATAGTTATACCTGAAGGAAATTATACAGTCCAACAATTGACTAGTTTTTTAAATACGACATATTTTAAAGATAATGCAACGGGTGTGTTTGATGGACAGAAAACCGAACATCAGCGGCGTATGCAAAAAATAGAATTTAAAATAGATCCAATAAGTTTAAAATCAAGATTTAATATTACTCAAGAAAAAAGTGGAACTAATTTTTTATACATGAATTTAATATTTGTTAATGATAATACGAAATCATTATTACAGACAGCTGGATGGGCATTGGGATTTAGAAATGCAAAATATTTAAATATAGGAAGTGATATTGTATCTGAAGGCTTATTTGATGCTGCTGGCGATAGATATGTTTATATATGTTTGAATGATTTTACAATAAATCAAACAAATAATAATATTATATGTTTAGATAATACATTTATAGACACGCATGTTTTAGCAAAATTAAATATTGGAACAGCGTCATATGGTATACAAATCGACGATACCCCGGACTCCGATGTAACTCATTCTAAAACAAGGATATATGCAGGTCCGACTAATTTAAAAAAATTTAGTATTAAATTATTAGATATGTTTGGAAAACCAGTAAATTTAAATACCATGGATTGGTCGTTTACATTAGAACTAGAAAAATTATATCAAAATATAGTATAACATGAGTGGTGTTGTAAATAGTCTAACAGGGAATGAACAAGGAAATCAAATAAATCTTTTAGGAATATCTAGAAGTCAAACTGTTGGGGGTAGAAACGTATCTTTAACCAATGATGAATTAACATTAAAAAAAATAAAATTATATCTTATTGAACATTTTGTAGAACCATTGATTAGTAGAAAGATTGAAAATGTAAACTTTAACACATATAATTTCTCATATATTTTAACAAAGTTAAACACAGTGAAGTATTTAGATCCTGCGGAAATTGAAGTATACGAAAAGATTGTTATTTTTGTTCAGGAAACGGTATCGACGTATAATGATAATAAAATGATGACGTCCAAATTATATAGAAATAAGGGTAATGTGGCGCATTTCGTTAATCAGCTTCCTTTTATTACATTAAAACCTCATTATGAAGTATACAATTCATTATATGGGAGACCGGGTGGCTTTAAATATGATAAAAAAATATTAAACGAAATAAAAAATATTCTTGATGCAAATCCGGGTATTATTTTCAAAGATGTTGAAAAAAAATTAAATTATAGATTTAATGAATCTATTTTACAAATGAAATTTATAAAAAATTTAGAAAAAGATCCAGCAAGTCGAAAAATTGAATATATTGTTTATGAAAAAATATTTGACAAAAAATATCATAACAACCAATATAATGATAAAATATTGGCTTTATTGAAAGAAATAATCGAAGAGTATCCTACTTATACTATTAAAAGTATAAAAAAACATATTTATATGAACAATAGATATTGGTCTCAATATTTTATAGAAAAACTCACTGACAAAAAAACTATTGAAGACCATTATGATGATTTATTTGGTAAACCAATTAATAATGTTTATAAAAAGAATTATATAAAATTAATTGAAGAAATTTTAAAAACATATCCTGATATTGAATCGGAAGATTTAGAATACGAATTTGAATTTAGACAACCAATTTGGGCGGAATTGTTATTAAAAAATCAAACAATTAATGCTTTGTTATTTAAGCAAAATAGATTTTTACCAACTTACGATAGAACAACGGGTAAAACTGTTAAAGCACCAGAAATGACATTCTAATGTTTTTATTTTTATTTATTATAATATAAAAATATATAAATGGCTCATGACGGCAAACAATTAAAAGCTGGTATATATTTGTATGATAAACTTTTTAGAAAAGAAACATCGATGGGAAGTGTAATTTTTAATGAAGAACATACCCCTGTACACGAAAAAAATAAGTTATCTAGAAATATAAATATACTTAATGAAATTTCAAAAATAATACATTTTAAACCAAATTATACTATAAATCAATACAATACTTATTTACATAAACATTTACCTGTATGTACATATTTAAGACATTTTAAGGATTATTCTTTTTCACAACCCGATTTACCTATAGAAAAAAATTTAGCAAGGGATAATTATGAAAAATTATGGGGTATTCCCAAAGAAGTAAGAAGTAATAAAACAAATAAATTTACGGGGGGATTAGAACAATTTAGTGGAACCGAAAAATATTATAAAAAAAATTTAATGCGAATAACAATGAAAACTACAAAAGAAAATCCCAATGCTAGTATAAAAGATTTAGAAAAAATTATAGAAGCAAAATACCCAATTGAATCTGAATTATTATTAAATTATGTAAAGAAATTTAAACATCTTATGGATTAAATATGTTAAATTTAAATATTATATTTAACATATATATATGTCTAATACCAGATTTAATTATGATGATGCAAGAATTAAAAAAAGCTTACAACAATCAACTGGGACTGGAAGATATTATTTAAATACGCCTGGTCCTGGAAACAATAGTTGTTTTATAAATGATCCACAAATAAGAATGCAAAAATGGGGAGCAAACTTAAGAAATGTTTTAAATGGTCATCCTATTGATATTGATAGTGATTTAAAAAATTATACAAGAAAATTGACAAAATATTGCACAAGTGAAAAATATCCAAATAAAAATGTCGTTAATTCCTATTCAAATTATTATCCCAGTTGTTCAGCCACTATGACGCATCAAAGTAGGACTACACATCCTGCTTGGTCTTATAGAAATCCAGAAAAAAAAATAAATACAGATGAGTTATTAAATAATCCACAAGAAAACGTTGCATTACATTTTCATAATAATATAAATACTCGGCTTTTAGAAAGAGATTCCTTTAAACCACGATTTCCATGTCCTAAAAACAATTAATATTTTCTTATAAATTAAATTATAATAAAATATTTATAAGATATATATAAATGGCAGAAGTGGCAATACCGGTCGCAGCTTTAGGTATAATGTATATATTATCAAATCACAATAAAGAGCCTAAATCAATACAAGAATCGTTCCAAAGCGAATTACCGAATATAAAAGATAAACCTACAAATTATCCGATTGAAGATTTTAAGGATGTAGTACATAGTGTTTCAAAATATAATGGTAGAAAAACGGGTGTCGAGGAATTTTATAAAAATGACAATTATTCACAAGCACAAAAAATGCAAAAACCGACAACGTTTACTTCTCTAACGGGAGAAACAATGAATAAAAATAATATTGAACATAATAATATGGTGCCTTTTTTTGGGTCTACTGTTTCGCAACCATCGATTACAGAAAACAATGATACCTTAAATTTGTATACGGGCATGGGACAAGAACATATTGTTAAACGTGAACAGGCTCCATTGTTTAAACCGGAAAAAAATATGCATCATATTTACGGAACACCCAATACAAATAATTTTATTCAAGAGAGAATGCAAATGAATATTACCGATACACAAAATAATACAAAACCGTGGGATGAAATACGCGTAGGACCTGGATTAAACAAGGGGTATTCGAGTGAAGGGACTGGGGGATTTAATTCGCAAATGGATGCCAGAGAAAAAATGCTTCCTAAAACAGTAGACCAATTGCGAGTAGAAACAAATCCAAAGGTCTCTTATGGGACACAAACTTTGGGTGCTTATGCGGGAAAAGGATTTACACATGCTACTACTAAACACCATCAGGGTAAAATTGAAAAAAATAGACCTGATACATACTATATTAATACGCCAGATAGATGGATGACAACAACAGGTGCTAGTGGAGAAGCACAGACAAATCGTTCAACAATAATGTTAAAAGCTACTAACAATATTCAATCAGAACATTTTGGTAATTCAAATAGAAATAAAAATGGTATCTACCAACAGGGAAAATATGATGAAACACATAAACAACATTTGGATGGTCCGGATAAACATATTGGTGTAGCAAGTGCTTCTGGTAGAAAAAATCAAAATGATAATAAAGATACATATGATAACCTTGTGAATAATAGAAGTTTGACTGGGGGGCAAAATGAATGGGGGGCGGTTTATGGTGGTTATATGAATGCTATTGTAGCGCCTATTTTAGATATTATAAGACCAACGAGAAAAGAAAATGTTGTTGGGAACATGAGACCTGTGGGGAATCCCAATAATGGAAGTTGGGGAGTTAAAAATGGCACAGTATGGTCATCTACCGATATTCCAAAAACTACAATAAAAGAACAAATGATTGATAATGATAGACATGCAATGGGTTTTCATAATCATTCAGGTGGTTATACGATTAACCCAAGACAAAAAACATATCAACAAAGGGATACAACAAATTGTATGTATACTCCCAATGGCGGCGTTCAAACTCAAGTTCAAACCTATAATGCAGCATATAATGCGCATTTAAACCCAAATAAAGAGGTTTTATTAAAACAAAATTTTCATAATCACGGAAATGAAAAACTATTTAATAATAATATGAATGTAACAAACTTAAGAAACACTGCTGTAAATAGACCACAAGTATACGCAAATATGCCAAAATTAGCCCCGAACCAAAATACCATGGGACGAGTAAGTGGCAAATATCAAAGAGAAGTAAATGTAAATTGTAAAAGAAATACAAATGACATGGTAAATCAATTTCAAAATAATCCATATACACATTCTTTACACAGTGTTGCTTAAATTTATAAATTAATAATAATAATTTATAAATTAAAAACAAAAATTTATACATAACTAATGGAACTAAATATACATTCTAAAATTAAAAACAATTTGACTTATTTTATAAATACAGAAAAAATCCCACATATAATATTTCACGGTCCTTCAGGCTCTGGAAAACGAGATATATTAAATTGGTTTATTGATAAAATTTATAAATCTAATAAAGAACATATAAAATCATTTGTAATGTATGTAAATTGTGCTCATATTAAAGGTATTCGATTCATTCGCGATGAATTAAAATTTTTTGCAAAAATAAATATTCAACACAAACAAGGTATTATTTTTAAAAGTATAATATTATTTAATGCTGATAAACTTACTGTAGATGCACAATCCGCTTTACGTAGATGCATTGAACAATTTAGTCATACTACTAGATTTTTTATTATTATTGAAAACAAAGAAAAATTATTGAATCCTATATTATCAAGATTTTGTAATATATTTGTATCTTATCCGAATATAAACAATGAATATATTAACCTGCACTTGTATAAAAAAAAACAACCTAAATTGGATAATAAAAGACTAACTTACATAAAAAATTTAATATATAATAAAAAAATTAAATTAAACGATATGAATAAGATAAGCACAAAATTATATAATAAAGGTTATTCTGGATTTGACTTGATTCATTTTGTAGAACAAGATATTAATATTAAAATGGATGTAAAATATCATTATTTGATTTATTTCGATAAAATACGTAAACAATTTAAAAATGAAAAATTATTTATGAATACGATTTTATATTTTATTTTTATGCGGAAACAAATACTTTAGAAAATATATTATATGTGTAAATGGACGATTATAACGTAAATGTTCTATCGGAAGCAAAAAATGAATATAGTAGTAGATTAATGACTATATTAACACCATTGATAATAGAAGGCATCAAATCCATATTTAATGAAGCTACACAATTATGCACAGATAATGATGAAGACGAAAAATATTTAATGACCTTCCAAAATTTTTTAACTCGAGTTCCAAAATGGAATTCCACAATTATAGAAGAAGAAACCTCAAGAATATTAAAAACAAGTGGATGTACATATTTAGAAGATTTATTAACTTGTGTACATATTACACAATTAAAGATTTTAACCGCTATTCGAGTATCTAATGTTCAAAAAAAAATTGATATAGATATTCCAAAATTGTCTAATTTTATTCACAAAATATATATTTCTTTTGCAAGAAAATTATATAGTAATATTTATTTATTTGAAAAAAATATAATGCCTTTGCAATATCAAAAAAATATGCGAGAATGCGAAGTATTGGTTCAAGAATGTATTTTAAACACGATTAGAGATAATATGCCAGTTGAAAATATATTAAGGGCATATATGGATGAAACTGTAAATGAAGAAGTAATTGAAGAAGTAATTGAAAAAGCCGTATCGCAAAAAGAGGAAGAAAATATAGAAAAAAAAATAGAAGAGACGGATAATAATAATAATATGGAAATTGTAAAAACAGATAAACCGTTATTAGTAAATAAAGAATCTTCTGATGAAGATTGGAAACCTAATCCCCCAATTGATACTAAACAGGTAAAAGAAAATGTGGAGGAGGAAAACCCAAAAGATAATAATGAAGATGATAAACAAGAAAAAAATAATATTTCACTAAAGGTTAAAGAAAGAGTGCCGTTGTCATTCAATGATAATGATTCTGTTTTAGATTTAGGAACAAATAAAGAATCTATCGTTCAAGCACCAAAAACAGATGAAAGATTAGATAAAATTGCAAAAGAGCAAAACGAAAAACGTAAAGCCGAAGAAGCATTAGAAGACGATGAGGAAGAAAAGATTAAAATATTCGATTCAGTTGATTTACAATTGGATAATTTGGATATTAATAATTTAGAAAAAAAAATAGATACAAGACCAGATCCTATTCTAAACGATATAGAGGTTTTGGGTTAATTTGCGTAAAATAAAGGAAAAACTTTAATTCATAATATATATTAATGTCAACATCAATATTTATTACAGGATTTTCTGTAGCAATTATTTATTTGCTTTTTAAATTTATCGAAATGAGATTTATTCTAAAAGAAAACAAACCATTAAAAATATTATTTAGAGATACATTGATTGTATATTTAAGTGTCATAATAGGTGATTTCGTCATTAATCAATGGTCGCCTTCATCATCGATTGGGGAAACGCAAATTTTTACTAATACACCGGAATTTTAATTAAATTTTAATTATGTCATTAAAATTTAACAACTTTTAAAAGGTCGAAATACTAATAATAAAACAAATCCTACAGCCATTCCTTGATAAAATGCGTTTCTTCTAATGGATGCTGATTCCTTTTTAATTTTTAATTGATTTTCATTTAAACTGTCGCGAAATGGGGTCCCAATATTGCGTGTCATTACTATATAATATATACAAGCCAGGCAGTATACTGCCATTGCATATGCTAAATATACTGATATTTTACAATTCATTATATATAAAATACAATATTATATTATTAACTCGGGCATATCATCAAGTCGTCCATCCCAATTTTGATAATTATCGTTTGCGGGTTTGTTTCCAAAAACGTTTAATTTATCGCATTTACATTTTTTATTTTTAAAAAAAGTATATATTACACTCCCCATTAATATTGTAAAAAATGAAATTACTATCGCTATTTCAATAAAAGACATTATATCGTATAATCGAAAAATGTTTAAATATTTTATTTATATACTACATTCCATGATAAAGCTGGATACAAATCCCTTATAATTTTTCTTATTTTATTTAAATGGTTTTTTGACGAAACAAGCACAACTTTATCGTTATAATTATCTAATATCCTTTTGGAAAATTTTATATTTTCTAATGTGGATATTGAGTGGGATTCAGATATTATTTTTGCATTGGGTATACGTTGTAATAAATATTTTTTCATTTCGTATGCTTCACTATGATATACATTCCTATTTTTACCACCACTTACTAAAAACATATCACCTTTTTTATAATATTTAATACCCGTATTTAATCTTTGTTTTAAAATATTAGATATATTTCCTGAAGGCAATAACTTATATCCCAAAATTAATATCGTTTTCATTTATAATATCTAATGATTATTTTTTAGTTAAATTGGAGAGATTTTATAAACTATATATATAATGGAATTATTGATATATAGTTCGATGATTTTATTGATGTATTTTATAGCTGGTGTGAATAAATTTTTACATTTTAATACTACGGTAAAAGGTTTTAAAAAAATGTTTTTCATAAAACACTTACCAAATATATTTTATCAACTAATAATAGCCTTGGTTGTAATTCTTGAAATAGTTGCACCTATAACAATACTATATTCTATACAAACACAAGAATTATCCCTATTGGCTTGTTTATCAAGTATCGGTTTAGCAATTTTTACTGTGTTAGCAACATCGATATACCATTTTCCACCAAAAGGTGCAAATTATTATGCGTTTATGAAAAATTTAACAGCTACTGGTGGATTATTATTATTATCTACTTTTTTTCATTAATTTTATCATTTGATTCTTCTACTAAAAAACAGTCTGTAATTTCTTCTTCCGTTAATACGTATTCTTGATCGTGTAAGGTATATTTGTCATTGTTTTTTGAAAAATAATTAATTTTATTGCATAAAAATCCCAATGGATTTTTTACATTATCATATACATTTTCAACAAAATCTATATGTTCTCCCATTTTTTTACAATTTTTTTTTAAATCAGTATCTAATATTTTTATTATTATATCTAATTTATTATCGATTTCGTCGAATTTTCTCTCCAATGATTCTATTTTAGATTCATTTTCTTTGATCATAGAAAAAATTATATTAGTTGATGTCATTTATTTTACTAAATATTTTTTTATCATCAATAAAACGATTATTGTAATTTGAACTATTAACCCTGAAATACCATCGTGATACATACTTCTCCATACACTATGATTTTCTTCCAATCTTTTGTAATAAGTTTTTTCAAGAACTGGAAATAATTTACTAAACTTCATAATAAATCCATATAAAGCACTTACAATAAATGATAAAGTTAAAAATAAAACCATATTTTTACCATTTTTAATTTCTCGAATAGTAGTAGGAAAGGGTATTATGTTTATAATAATTAATTGTGTTGTTGCTCCCACGAAAGCGGCAATCAATGCTGCTGCTAACAAGGTATGTTGTTTAAAATAAGGTTTTAAATATTCGATAAATGGCAATATTGTTTTTACAATTTTTGGTAAACTTTCCCAGTTTTCCGTCATTATACGCAAAACAACATCCCATAAACCCGTTACAATAAATGTCAATATATATAAATCACTATTATTCATTTATATATATCAATCATTATTTTTTAGTTAAATTGGAGAGATTTTGCTTTACATTCCCCAAATCTTCGTGCACCCAATCAATACAAACATTTGCATTTTTTATGAAAAGTGGCACCAATTGACAAAACATACCACCATTTTTCATACAGTCATAAATTTCATCGCGTTTTTGTTTTACTTCTTTATCTCTTGCCGGGCTACCTAATTTTAATGTAGATTCAAATACAAAATTTACTAAATTGTAAAATTCAACTCCGCCTATGGCGTTATTTCTTAACATTTGATCGAACAATTCAACGTCCATACCTTCTTCTATTTCTTTACGAAAATAACTTCCTTTTTTTAAAAAGAAAGTTAATTTATGTCTTATTTCTTTATATAAATTAACAATCCATTCGTAATCCGGTGGTTCCTGTCGAACCTTTTCTTCTAATAAATCAAAAAATGCTTTAAAATAAGTTGATTTTATTTGTTTTTGCAAACCAGTTTTTTGTTTTTCTGATAATTCCATTTACATTTTATTAATTAAATATATTTAAATACATATTGATTTGTTTATTTAATGATTAAATCATTGAATTCAAAAATATTCAAAAGATTTTTACAAACAAATACTGTTCCTCCTAGTGGATATAGGAAATCTACAGATGATGATTTATTATGGTTAAAACACGATAATATGAAATCAAGAAATTTTTTATATAGCCAAAAAACTTTAAAAAGAGATTATTTTATACAAAATGATAGTCATTATCATTGGTCTAGAGATATTAAGGGTATTGTGAATTTTGGTAATACTTGCGAAGGACAACCAGGGTTTGTTCATGGGGGAGCATCAGCTGCTGTATTGGATGAAGTATTGGGATTTACTTGTTTTGCTAATAAATTTTTAGCTTCGACTAGCAATTTAAATATTAATTATTATAAACCCATTAAATTAAATAATTTGATATTCGTTAAATCTCGAATATATAATATTAATAATCGCGACATTTATTTAAATGCGTCATTATTTCAAAATAAGGAAACGGGAGAACAAAAGAAATTGGTCGAGGCATATAGTATTTGGAAACTCCCAATCAATATAAAATAATTTACCATCTATTTTTTTTTACATTAATTATCGGTCCTTTTCGTTGTGCTTTTGGATCGAATGTATCCTCTTCATCATCATCTGAATTTAAATCTTTTGATAATTCCCAAAATTCTTTTGAACCCAATTTAAAACTGCTATGTGATGTTGCTTTATACCAAAATATTTGTTCGTCTAACCTATTTGTCTTGGCATTATTATTAATAACCAGACATTCATAATTTTCAGTGCATTGGTCCATTACTTGACAAAATGATTCGAAAGTAGGAAACATTCCGGCATAATTTTCGTATATACGTTTTCTATTTGTAAGATAAGGTTCGCGTAAAATAAATACATAATCTATATTGGTTCTTAAATTTGGAGGAACTCCTAAAGGGTACTGCATGGTAATAATAAGCATAATTTTCCAATGTCTACCATTCATAAATAACAATCTCATAAGTTTTTCACGTGCCCAACCGTTATCATATAAACAATCATCCAAAATAACAAAGGCTCTGGGGTCTATATTGGAGCGTCCGTATGCTGTTTTTTCTTTTTTAATTTGTTTTACAACAATTTTTTGTCTTTTCAAAATATTTTCAATAATTGCTGTATTATATTCGTCATGAATAAATAATTTTGGAACAAGTGAACCATAAAATCCATTTCCTGCTTCTGTTCCAGAAATAACAGTTCCTATTGGAATATCTTGATGGTGGTACAATAAATCTCTTACTAAAAAACTTTTACCTGTATCTCTACGTCCTATTAATACAATTACTGGTCCAGTAGCTCCCTCTGCTTTGAAATTGATATTTTTCATATCAAATTTTTTTAATTCCAGATTACTAATACTCATCGATATAAATAAAAGTCATATAATTTTTAATATTATTCTAACGTAATAATATTAAAAATTTTAAGTTAAAAACTATAATTATTAATATAAATAAAAGCCATATACATGTTTGATATATATTATAAAAAAAATGATAATTTAGTATTATTTGAAACTTTAGAAAAAACGGATTTTACGGACATTAAAAATGCGCAAAATTATATTCCTATATATAATCAATTTTTTTCACTTAATGGAAAAAATTATTCAGCATTAAATATAAATCATAAATACCATATGTGTGATTTATTAAAAAAAAATTCGTACTCGACTTACGAAATTAATGTAAAACACGGTGATAAAAAAATAAAACGGGATGTATTTTTTAAATATAGTCCTTTGTTAGACCCGATTAAATATTTATCTGGAAAATATGAATCATACGAACAAGATAAAATCATAGCTTTACCTGATTTGTCAAATAATTGTCATAAAAAAATACTAGATTACAATAATGCGGCATATGTTGATAGTTTTTTCTCTTATTTAACAAGTCGTTCTTTCCATGAATATAAATTTATACACGGATTGGATTTTTATGGTTCATTCATTGGATTGAAAAATAACTATATAATTAACATTGCTGAGGACTTAGAATATTTACTAGACACTAAATTTTTTCAAGAAAACAAAAATTTATTATTTTACGTGGAAGAAGGAACGACTAATTTTTTTTCCGATTCAGATTCTAGAACAAATAAAAAACCATTGGTATTAAATGAAAACGTAGAATTAAAATTGGATACAATAAATAATGATATATTTGACTCAGTTTTCGAACTTACTACGGAAAATTTAAATACGCATAATAATCTTGTGAATAAAAATACCGTTTACATGTCTGATATTTCAATGAATGTGGTAAAACCTACAGTTAATTTAAAACATAAAAGCATATCGAACTCGAGTGATTCGAGTTGTTCTTCACGAATTTCAAATACAAATTCTTCAAAATCTAAAAGTGGTAGTGTATGTAGTTATAATGGAACATCGACTGACAATAGTTCTTATTCCAGTATATCTGAAGAATTATTAGAATGTAAAATAAAAACGTTCCCCGTGCAAATTATATGTTTAGAAAAAATGGATGATACATTAGATTCATTATTGGGAGATGAATTTGACTTAGAGGAAAGCGATGATGATGATGAAAAGAGTTTGGGTAGCATTGAAGAATTATCGGACGAAGAATGGCGTTCTTGTTTGTTTCAAATTATAATGACCTTAATAGCCTACCAAAAAATGTTTGATTTTACGCATAATGATTTACATACGAATAATATTATGTATAATAATACTGAAAAAAAATATTTATTTTATAAATACGATGACGTTTATTATAAAGTCCCTACCTATGGTAGGATTTATAAGATAATTGATTTTGGTAGAGCAATATATAGATATAAAAACAAGGTGATTTGTAGTGATAGTTATCACCCAAAAGGAGATGCTGCTACTTTATATAATTGTGAACCGTATTTAAATGATGAAAAACCTGTATTAAAACCGAATAAGAGTTTTGATTTATGCAGACTAGGATGTTCATTATATGATTATTTTATAGACGAAGTGGAAGACCCGAAAGTAGTTATAAATCCAATTGGTAAATTAATAGTAGATTGGTGTAAAGATGATAATGGTAAAAATATTTTGTATAAAACAAACGGTGATGAGAGATATCCTGATTTTAAATTATATAAAATGATAGCGCGAACGGTTCATAATCATACACCACAGCGACAATTAGAAAGGGGTATATTTTATAAATATCAAACACAAAAAAAAAAAATTAAAAAAAAACCTATTATGAATATTGACAATTATCCAGTTCATTTTACTGATTAGACAACTTCAAATTTCTTTTTCTCTCCATTAAATATTTACAACACCAAAATATTTAATAATTATAAATATATACATTAAATTATACCCCAGTCTCCTCAGTCTCTTTCCTTTTTTTTTGAATTTGAGCAGCATTACATAATTTTCTATTATGTTTTGATGTTTTTTTATGCCAATAAAAATTACATTTTTTATAAAGTGAATTACTGTATCCCATACAATCAATTTTTTTACTAAACATTTTTTTAGTATTTTTTTTATTTCTTTTTGGATTTTTACGCATTTCTTTTATGAAAAATTTAACGAAATAATCCATCTCAGAACTTCTTTCAGGATGCCATTGCACACCATAAAAAGGATAATGATATGCCTCAATGGTTGAAACATATGTTCGACCTTTTCTGTCATCACTAGTTGAAACAATTTTAAAAAATTTATTTAGTTTTTTCTTGAGTTTAAATTTGTGAGGAGTAATACCCATTTTATGATTATTTAATGTACATTCACGTTTGGATAATTTATTTATTTGTAGTTGTGTCATATCTCTAATTAAACGACTATTTAATCCTTGCTCAGTAAATTCTAATGTGGATAATAAATTATCATATGAATCAAAACGTTGTAAAAGTTTTTCTAAATCATCCTTACCATCAGCAATAATCATTAACTGTTGCATACCCATACAACCTCCCCAAATTGGAGTATAGCGTCCTTTATCATTTTCTTTAATTGCCATATTCAAAAAAGTTTTACAACAATTATAATATTCTTTTTGTGTTCCCGCGAATGCTCCTCCGCTAGGAAAATAAAAACCATTACATTGTTTCATATAATAATCGAATTTTTTTGTAGACCAAGGTATCGGTAGTATTCTTACACCATATCTTTTTAACCAAGTTATGTGTGAACTTGCAATATATGAATCTCCACACACTTGAAAAAATTGTTTATCGGGACTTAATGGAACAGTAATCATACCCAATGTTAAACCTTTTCCATTTAATTTTTTATATTTTTTTTTATATTTTCCAGATGTCTTTAAACTACAACCTCGTGGTTTATGTAATCTTTTATGTTTTTTACGCGTACGTTTTTTACGCGTACGTTTTTTATATATAGATTTTCTTTGAGATTTATTATTCTTCCTAGTTTTCATTAGATATAATAATAGTATATTTTAATAATTGCAAAAAAATTACTTTTATCTAAATAAGTTGGAGAGAATTTGAAATATTCATAACGCCTCGATTTGTTTAAATTTTCCACCACCCAATCCACATTTTTGTTTAAATTTTTCTTCATCGAAGCTATTTATTTTTGAGCAATTATGTTGACTCTGTAATCTATGTTTTGGACAAAAATTAGCACCACATTTACACGTCAATTGCTGTTGAACAATCGTTAATTTTTTTTTACATTCATAACATTTATTTAATTTTATTTTTTTCTTCTTTCTCTTTTTCTTTTCAACTGTTTTTTTTACTTCTTTTATAGGCTCAACATTTTTCTTTCCTGTTCCTGTTGGATATAGGTAAACCAATCCAAAGTTTGTTTGCTCGGAATATTTATTGTTTTGCATAATATATTTTTATAAAATAAATTATACCGATATTTTTATTTCAATTTAATCTTTTTTATTTTTTGTATTATAATATTTATTAGAATCAAATTCTTCATTCTTTGTTAATCCACCTTCGAATAATTCTTTCCTAATATCAGCAGTAGTAGATTCTTGCCCAGTACCTGTTAAATTATTTTCTATTGTATTGTTACACCAATTAGATTGCCCTCGAGATCAATATTCTGAGTTAATTTGTTTCCACTTTTTTTAGCCAATTTTTTATTTTCCTCAATCGCATTTTTTTTCTTTTCCGAAACACGCTTATCAAATTCTTTTTTAGCATAAGATTCATTTTTATTTTTTTCAGACATAAGCTGGTTTAATTCCTCTTCTAAATATTCCACTCTACCTGTTTTATATGCTTCTGGTTCCCAAGGCATCCACATACCAATTGGTCCAATATAAACATTGTGATTTGGATCTACTTCACGCAACATTTTAGCCCTTAATTCAGCTTCTTCTTGTGTTGCATAAACACCACGTATTTTTAGTCCGCGCGTATTTGTTTGAAAATTTTGCGCAATATCGTATTCATTGCCTAGTCGTTCTTCATTTACATCCATAAAATTTTTATATTCATCGCTTACATAACTAGGTGTTGCCGTATCAACTTCCTCAGTTAAATATTCTTTGAAATCTTTGGTCAAATCATCAAATTTCAAATTATATTTAAATGAAATGAAATTTAAGAATTGATTGTATCTTTCTATTGATTTAGAAAAATCAAAATGTTTTAGGAATTCTGCAAAAAAATAATGATTTTTTTGTGTTAATATATTTTCAGGAGAAACAAAAGAAACACAAGCAAATTTTTGTCCAGATATTGGTTTATCTTCTTCAAGCAAATCAACATATTTAGGATTTTCTGTTCCATCCCTATTTAATTTTTTTGTAAATTTAGTCTCTACACTTTTTTTAACAGTTGTCATTATAAAAATATTAATACAATACTTTTTTAAGTTTTTTTATATTTAACAATTATATTTTTTTCTGATTAATTAATATAAGTATGTTAGAACAACTAGCCTCATTTTTAGATGTTGGAGAACTTTTACGTAGAGCAGTGAAATACATGGTCGAGGGTATTATGGTTGCTATCGCAGCTTACGCAATCCCTAAAAAATCATTAAACCTAGATGAAGTTTTACTTATTGCCTTGACGGCAGCCGCTACATTTTCAATTCTTGATACATATGTCCCATCCATGGCTGTATCAGCACGTTCCGGCGCAGGCTTCGGTATCGGGGCAAATCTTGTGGGCTTTCCACGATAAGTCAAATTATCTTAACATATAGGATTTTTAAAAATTAATATAAAATTAATTAAAATATTATATTAATTATCGAAATCAAAACAATCTTGGTATAATAATCCATGTAATATTAAAACAATACTAAAACTTTGTAAAAAATACATCAATGCATAATCTATATATAAATGAAGCACTAATAATATACATAACGATGTCAACCCGACAAACCAATGATGTATATGTTTCCCATAAATATATAATTTTGAATTAATAATTATAGGTTCAATATTTATTTTTATTTTTGGTTCATTATTGCATTCGATTTCACAACCAAAACATATATATAAATAAAGTATACTAATAAGAATTCCAAATAAAAAATACACATTTTTTTTCATGCATAAATATTTATAAATAATAAATATTTATTTATTAAAATTTAAACTATTATTAAATCCAATTAAATTGTTGCTATAAATTCCCAATTTAATTCTTTACATATCTTTTTCCAGATTTCATCTTGTTCTATTCTTTTTATAGGATCTTTTAACATGGGAAAAAAAGGTAGAAATTTCTTTTCATCCAACAATTCACACATTTTATATAAAACATAATAATAATTCAAAAAATTCACTCTATCATCAGGACAATGTTTTGCATAAGGTTTTTGGATATCCATAAACAAATTACATAACTTTTCTTCTAATTGTGGTGTCATTATCGGAGGTTTAATTCCCAATTTATCTTTTATAAAAGGAATATGTTCATAATATTTATTATATCCTAATTTTTTTAGAATATCCTTTGCTTTATTATTTGTTAATTCTTTTAATTGTATTCTTTCCTTTATTATTTGTTTTTTAATATTATCCAACACTTCATTGGGTATTTGTGTTGTTTCTTTAGCTTGAAATTGGGCAAGGATTTCCCTAAAATGATTTATTCTTTTATAAGCATAAAAACACACTTCTTTAGGAGGCTCTTTATATGAAGGTTTTTCATGTTGTATTAAAAACTTTTTTTGAATACTGCATTTATTACATATTACCATACCCAAATGCTCAACAGTTATAAATTCTCCACCACAACTACAATTCTCATAATCATTTATATAATTATTTATATCTATTAAGTTATCATTTATATTTGATAAATATTTTGTAACGTTTATAGATTTTTCAATTTTTTCATCTTTTATTTTTTCCTTTTTAAAGAAAGAATGTAAAATTTTTGTTTTATTATTTCCGTCTTTTAATCCTTTTTTCTTTTCAAAATAATTAAATATATATTTAGAATTATTTAATAAATATTCCTTTTTTTCTTTCTTTTTCTTTTTTATTTGATTGTTTATAACTTTAATTTTATCCTTTATCTCTAATCTTTTTTCTAAGTCCAATTCTGTTTTAAATGTATTTTTTAATACTTCTTTATCCGATTTTAATTTTGGTATTATATTTTCTTTTAAATTTAAAAAATATTTCATTTTTTCATTATGTTTATTATCTAAAGTAATTAGAGTAGTTTTATCCATTCTAATTTTTTTTTTAGCCTTTGGTTTAAAATTAGGCATCAATAATCTTTAGTAAACGATTATCTTTATTTATTTTTATTGCTAATTAATATAGTTTATTTCTTCATTTACAAATATTAATTATATATAAATGGATTCTGTAGATAATTATAAATTATTGAAAAAACCACCATTCCAATATAAAAATAATATCAAAATACAAAAAATGGTTTTTTTATTCAATGCTTTAGAAGAAGGTTGGACAATCCATAAAAAAAACCAATATTACATTTTTAAAAAAAAACATGAAGGAAAAAAAGAAGTGTATTTAGATACATATATCCAGTCATTTATCGAAAGAAATTTAGATATATAACTTATATTTACAGTTTTTCAAATAAATAAATTAATTAATTAATTAATTTATTTACCGTAATTTTTTTTTCTTTAGCAATATTATAAATATGGGTGGTGGATTAATGCAGCTCGTTGCTTATGGCGCACAAGACGTCTATTTGACAGGTAATCCTCAGATTACATTCTGGAAAGTTACTTACAGAAGACACACTAATTTTGCTATGGAATCAATTGAACAAACATTTAATGGTCAAGCCGATTTCGGTCGTCGTGTCCAATGCACAATCTCCAGAAACGGTGATCTCGCATACAGAACATACTTACAAGTTACCTTGCCTGAAGTTAACCAAAGCTTGAGGACTGGGGACGTTTTTGCTAGATGGTTAGATTATCCAGGTGAACAACTTATCTCTATGGTAGAAGTCGAAATTGGTGGTCAAAGAATCGACCGTCAATATGGTGATTGGATGCACATCTGGAACCAATTGACTCTTACTTCTGAACAAGAAGCTGGTTACAATAAAATGATTGGACAAACACTCCAATTGACATACATGGTAGACCCTGATTTTGCTGATGTTCAATCTGCGTGTGGTGCTGCTGATGTTCCTGATGCCGTTTGTGCACCAAGAAAAGCTCTTCCTGAAACAACTCTATACGTCCCTCTTCAATTTTGGTTCTGTAGAAACCCAGGTCTTGCTTTGCCATTGATTGCTTTGCAATACCACGAAGTTAAGATTAACATCGAATTACGTGCGTTAGACGAATGTCTTTTTGCTGTAAACAAGGTTTCCAGCACTGCTGGTGCACAGAAATGCTCTGAAGCATATGCTCTTTCATTGGTAGCGGCTTCTCTTTACGTTGATTATATCTTCCTTGATACAGATGAACGTAGACGTATGGCACAAAACCCACACGAATATTTGATCGAACAACTCCAATTCACTGGCGATGAATCTATCGGGTCTTCGTCAAATAAAATCAAGTTGAACTTTAATCATCCTTGCAAGGAATTGATTTATGTTGTTCAACCTGATGAAAATGTTAATTATTGTGATATGTTTACCGGTGGTAAAGGACTTCACATGGCGTTGGGTGCGCAACCATTTAACTACACTGATGCTTTGGATGCTCTTCCAAACACCATTTTGGCTTATGCTGGTCACACCAGTGTTTCTGGACAAGATGGTGTTATTAAACAAGCTGGTGGTGCTGGTGGTGCTGGTCTTTTCGAAACCGCCACACAAGGATTGGGCGCACAAGCTGGTGCAGACTCGCTCGCGTCCAATAAGGCTGATCCTTTTGATAATGAACTTTCGGGTTTGGCTCAAGGTGGTGCTGCTGGACAAGTTTCAGGTGTTACTGATGCTGGTGCATATGTTTTGGCTGAAACTGCTCTTAACATGCACTGCTGGGGTGAAAATCCAGTTGTTACATGCAAATTGCAACTTAATGGACAAGACCGTTTCTCCGAACGTGAAGGTTCATACTTCGATGTTGTTCAACCATTTCAACATCACACCAGACATCCAGATACCGGTATCAATCTTTATTCGTTCGCTTTGCGACCTGAAGAACACCAGCCATCTGGAACATGCAATTTCTCTAGAATTGATAATGCTACTTTGCAATTGGTGGTTTCTGCTGATGCCATCGGTGCCGACAAAACCGCCAAAGTTCGTGTCTACGCCGTTAATTACAATGTTTTGCGTATCATGAGTGGCATGGGCGGATTAGCATATTCAAATTAAGTTGCCATACCACGCAATACATCAAAAACGTTATACAATACATTCAAATTAAATTGATTTTAAAAAACATGTTATAATTTATTATAATATGTTTTCTCAAGATAAAAAAGACAATAGTATGGTTAAAATTAAAAAACCAAAAAAAATCAAAAAAATAATACCAAAATGTAAATGGACTAATAAAAAAGGAGAACCCTGCCCGTGGAAAATTTCACCCAATAAAACTTGTTGTAAAAGACACGCCGAATGGGAAAATACTTCTACAAATAATCCAGATTTAAAAAGATGCTCTGGATGTAAAAATTTATTTATTACAAAAGAGACATCAAAAACATGTAATATCTGTAAAAAAAGGTCGGCAATCAATACTAAAAAAGAAACCATTAAAAAACAAGAAAATAATAAAAAATGTATCGTCGTTAATTCAAAATCAAACGAACCTTGCAAACATTTTGCATTAACAAATGATGATTATTGCTCCAAGCATCAAACTTTAAAAAAATATAATGAACTAACAGAGGCAGGAAATAAAGTTTGTATGAATTGGATACGAGGATGTTTCAATATACTTGAAAAAGACGACGCATCTTCTTGTAAATGCTGTAAAATAAAACAAAATGAAAAAGATAAAAACAGATATAATTTAAAAAAGAATACAGCAAATACATTTCATTCAAATGAAAATAAATTCATGTGTATTAATTGTAATAAAGTTTTTGACAATAAAGAAAATAAAAATAACAAATGTATTAAATGTTATGAAATATATAAAAACGGACAAGACTCCAGAAAACCAAGGGAAAAATATAATAATCAATTAAAAGAGTACAAAAATAGAGCAAAAAATAAAAAAAAACAAGAATGGAATTTAACAGACGAAGAAGCAATTGCATTGTTCCAAAAACCATGCCATTATTGCGGCGGACATGAAAATCAATTAAGCGGTATAGATAGAAAAAATAATGATTTAGGATATACACCCGAAAATAGTCTTCCAAGTTGTACCTTATGTAATATGATGAAATACACACATAATTATGATAATTTTTATAAAATAATAGATGTTGTATCCCACGTGTGTGTTAAAAGATTTAAATATAGTTTTAAATACCGAAATAATATGAATGAATTATTTGAATGTGCTAATACTAAAAGAACATATGAAACATACATTAAACAGTCTTGTGATAAAAGAAATTTATGTATGAAATTAACAAAAGAAGATTTTCATTATATAAAAACTCTTGGTTGTCATTATTGTGGGTATTTTGGCGGAACAGGTGCGTGTGGTATAGATAGAATGGATTCAAAATTAGATTATACACTTGATAATTGCGTTCCATGCTGTAAAACTTGTAATTATTTAAAGAAAGATTTAACATTTGAAGAATTTAAATCACATACAAACAAAATCTACGAATTTAACCATCAAGTTATTTAAGAAATATCCCGACTTACAAAAACGTGAGAATATATAATTTTATCTAATTATATATTAGTTATGACATCTATAGTATCGGATACTCCCGATGATATTAAAAAAAAATTTAATACTTTTAAAAAAAATTGGTTTCATACTATTAAATTGGGTATTTGTGATAAAAATTTTGACAATAAAGAAATTATTGATTTTATCCAAAATTGGGAAGATAAAGAATTTATTAAAGATTGGCTCATTGAACAATTAAATGAATTACCTGATTGGGTAGAAATTAAAGACGATATTATTGATTCACAAGATTTAAAAGAAGATTTTGAAGAATTTAAAAATAATTATTATGAAGTAATATTAAAACATTTACGAGTTTTTAAGTCTGATATATATTTAGAAACAAAAACAGCAAAAAAAGGTATAGCGTCAGATAACTGTCCTTTTTTAACACTTAATGTCGCATCAAAATTTAAAAGTTCCAAAAAAGGAGGAAAACGCCGCAAGAAAAAGACGCGTAGAAAAAGAGGAGCAAACGAACGAAGAGCAGAAGAAAATAGAAGAAGAAGAAGAAGAAGAAGAAATACAAGGTGTAGTTTGCCTAATTGTAATATACAAGGAGGAAGACGCCGCAAGAAAAAGACGCGTAAACGAATGGGAGGGATGACGGAAGAAGAAGCACTAGAAAAAGCACTAGATGAATATATTATAGCACTTATGACACTCCGATGCAAATATGATGCTTTAGAAAAAACAGAAAAAAATGCGATACAGTTAGGAATTGAAGCAGAGGCTTTGGGGAACGAATATCGGAAGTTAATAGGGGTTCTAACAGGAGAAGATCATAGAGAGGAGGGCGCGGGGGGTGTGTCAGAAGAAGGTGGAAAGACGCGTAAACGAATGGGAGGGATGCCTGTAAGAAGTTCCTCGTCAACACGGCGCAGACCCCCAAAAGAATTCTTTCTCGACAAGGACGAAACCCTCCGACAGGAACCTTTGCCCGATGATACAGTGATACAACACCCTCACTACGAGGAAACACCTCTCCCTTTAGCACAAGGACCGCGTTGGAGAGAACGAAGTCTTATGGAACGGGACGAGTTTGGAAAAACACACGGATGGATAGTAGAGAATCAAACTGACGGTCGTGATGATGGGATTATCGTTCCCATATCACAAGGGCGTCCAAAACAAGCTTGTTGTTCGCCGTGTCAAAAGGGTTGGTGTGACACAATAATGGGTAGGTGTGCACCCACTAAGAAAACGGAAATTGGTCCTGTAAAACACTGCCGCGCGTGTATATCACATGATGGACAAACTTGGCATCCAGATAGACAATATAAAAAGAAATGCCTTAAACCCGACGAAGCATTTGATGATAACGATAATGCAAAATTTATAAAATATATAGGTGGTGGAAAACGCCGTAAAAAAAAGACGCGCAAAAAAAGAAAATAAATCATTTTTCCAGAAGATTTATCGTTTCTTTCAATTCTTTATTTTCTATTACAAGTTGTCTTATTATATCTGTAAAAACCGGCATATTATATATATAAATTAATTAAATACTATTTAATATTTAATTAATTATGGCGGATAGTTGGTATTCGGGCAAATTTCTAATAGGAAGAATTATTATAACTATTATATGCGTTTTGATAATAATTTGGACGTTATTAATATGTTTTATTGAACTTAGGTTAAAATTATATCGAATGTATCATTGTTTTAGAAGCTGTTTTTATAAAACCGCAAGTATCGTCCCTGTAGAAGAAGCTACAATTACAACTGATCCTATCACTTCATATGCTAAGGAAATACCATTAAACACCGAAATTATAATATTATAAAATCAACTTAAAAATTATCGAACAATATAGATTATAATGCAGATTTTCGTTAAGACGCTAACGGGTAAAACGATCACCCTGGATGTAGAACCATCCGACACGATCGAAAACATCAAGCAAAAGATCCAAGACAAAGAGGGCATAAACTAAAGCGGTGTGCCGAAAAGTATTCCACCATATATAAAAGGCTCTGTATATGGAAAAATGGTTGTAGTCCTTTATATGAAAAACAAATTCATATAAACTCAAATGCTAGTGATCTTAAAGATTGCGAGACATTCAAATTGCGGGAAACTCCTTAGAGCTCATAATACCACTTTATAGAAGAAATTTTATAAAGGAACCCAGTTAATTGCTGGCTCCAATGGTAAAAAATTATGAGATTGGACAATCCGCAGCCAAGTTCCTACGTTCGTTATTATTAGAATATGGAAAAGGTTCAGAGACTTAACGTTTGTCGGTTTGAAGGGAGTGATAATCCCTAATGATTACTTAAGATAAAGTCCGTCCTTACGAGAAATCGTAAGGGTTTAGTTGATCTACGACCGCCGGATCAGCAACGTTTAATTTTTGCAGGTAAATAAGCTTGCCTGGAAAAGTCATATGCCACTACGATTTGGGTTCTTGTAGTGGATAAACATTTAGAATCCCAAATGATAATTTATCATATATTCAATGGCTAGTCTCGTAAGAGGCAACATATCTTATAAAGTTCGGGAACTCCCTTAGAGCTCTAATCACGACTTAATAATAAGAAATTATTATTAATAGGCAGGGTAATGACCTCGCTCATCGTAATAGCATTAGAGATTGGGTAATCCGCGGGTAAAGTATCTAAATCTGTTATTGATTAAGACATGATACTCCCTCAACGACCGCACGGGTATGGGCTTGAGAAGTTTAATCAACTTCTATGAAAGCTTAAGATACAGTCTGGCTCTTTGTGAAAGCAAAGAGATGAGTTACGAAGCAACTCGAAGACGGCAGAACGCTGTCAGATTACAATGTTCAAAAAGAAGCGACCTTAACGAATAAGTGCAGGGTCAGTGTAGGAAGCAAAGCCTATGCTAGTTTTTCGTAAGAAAAGCAACACAACCTGGTAGCGGGAAACTCCCAAAGCCTTTACGACCATCTTTATATGGAAACATTTAAAGAGAACACAGGTAATACCTGTTCCCAATGGTAATCACTGTAAAGGATATTACAATGGACAATCCGCTTGCGAGATTCTAAATGCATTATTGATTAGCATATGAATCCGCGTCAGAGAACGCAAAGGTGTGGACATGAGATGTTTAATCAACATCAATGATTGTTTAAGGTACGTTCCGGCCAATATGGAAACATATTGGAACCAAGTGCACTTGGTATTGAGATTGCGTTGAAAGGTGTAAATGAACGCAATAAAATTGAAACAAAATGAACCTAAAGAATATTCATAAAGATATTGAATCTTCAGCCATTATGGGCGGAGGATAACCTGAAAAAAGGGGGGAAATATTTATAAATATATATATATATATATGAAAAATAACATAATTAAACACCAAACAATACAGTTTATTGTAATGGTAATAATAGGTATATTGTTTAATCCAATGAGTATGCTTGCGTTTGATATAAATCATCTTTACTCTTCGCTGACCTTATTCTACGGAGGATTATTAATGGCTTCTAATATGATGTGGGCACATGAAATAATTCACTATGTTAGTATGGGACATTTTAATAAAAATGTATTTTTCATTGGTATTTTTTTATCATTGTTTATAATATTTTTTATTTTAAGAGAACAATTATTTGTAAATGAAGAACAATGGTTAAGAAGAATGATACCGCATCATTCTACAGCTTTAACGACCACAAATAAATTGATAAAAAGAATAAAAGATTTAAAAAATACCCCACAATTATATAAATTGACCAAAGATATTGTTTATAATCAAGAAAGAGAAATTATACAAATGAAGCTAATGTTAAACAAATATTTATAATACACCATTGGAGATTGGGCGGTCGGTAATATGGGAGAATAATTTAACTTTATAATATATATAATGTTAAATTCAAGTTTATTAAAAGCTTTGTGCCAAATGTCCGCGATAGTATATAAACCGCAAACCTTTTTTACTGAAAATTACAAAAAAATATCCTTGGAAAAGGGGTGTGAATGTCTCAATCATATTCAAACGGAACCAAAATTATTAGAAAGCGATAAAGATTGTCAATGTTATGTTAGTAAGTTTAATAAAAATAGCATATTGGTGGCTTTTAGGGGTAGCCAAGAGATGCGGGATTGGTTAACAGACGCAAATATAATTAGAGTAAATATGGATTTACATAACGTTCCAGATAATGAAAGACCAAAAGTGCATTGGGGAATATTAAGACAATTTAGAAGTGTAGAGGATAAAATAACACAGTTTATAGACGAAACACTTACAAATGATAAATTGTGTCAGATAGAAAATATAGTTTATACCGGACATTCTTTGGGGGGCGGTCTTGCGAGCATAGCATTAATGAATTACTTTTATAAATATCCCGAATTAAAACACATGTGTGTTACATTTGGAGCACCCCGTGTAGGAAATAAGCAGTTTAGACAAAAATTTGAATATAATTGTGCGTTTTCAAAAAGATATGTAAATTACTATGATCCAGTTCCTTCTTTGCCCTTTTCTTTACGTTATTCGCACGCCTGCCCGTCAGACCATATTAATGTTAATATAATAGACCATATAGAAACCCCAATATCTAGATTTTTTTGGGTTATGTTTTATAAATTTGCACACTTATTTGGTTCTGCCTATAATCCCGTAAATGACCATAGTATAGATAATTACTATAGTAGTCTGTGTAATTTATTACCAGACGATGAATTGAATGTAATTGATGCGAATGATATAACGATGGTAGAAGAAAAAACGGAATAAAAAAAATAAATTGATTTAAATATAATACTATTATTATATTTAATGGGAATACCTCAAACCTCTTTTTTTGGTTGGTTGGGTATGGTCGCAACTCTTTTATATAAACTACCACAAGTGTATAAATTATATAAAGGTAAAACCTCAAAGGGGGTTAGTTTAATCTCATATTCAATGCAAACAATAAGTTATTTACCATACGCAATACACGGTATAATGATTGACGATTTACCAACTTTCGCAATGGGAGCATTTTCTTTTGTATTAAATGTAATATTATGTATGCAAATTGCTTTTTATCATAAATACTATGACCAAACACAACCCGGTTACTCCCACACAACAACAACCTCGACTGTAGGAACGTCGACAGCAACAGCAACAGAATTAGGACGAT